GCTCGTTACTACCGTCCTGTTTACCGCCGAAAAAATCGAGGTGATATTTTTTTGCTATTTCAGCGGCCTTTGTCTCAAAGTCCTTTTGAATTTTCAGGAACTTGTCGCTTTGATCTTGCGCCTCTTTAACCTGTGCATCCTGCCGGGCTTTACGGGCTGCTGCCAGGTTCTTTTCACTTGCTTCAACGTCCGCAGCAGTACGATTTTGTACCGGCAATTCAAATATACTTGCAAAGTCGTCTACTGGCTTTGCCTGAATCTGCGCGGCCTCATAAGCTTTTTTTGCCGAGTCGGCAGCGGCTAAATTGGCGGCTGCTTTAAGCAAGGTCATTTGTATATAAGCATTCCCTTTCTGAACTATAAGAGACTCGGCCTTGTCGAGGCTATCGGCTCTCCCGATTGTTTCGCCCAACACCGTGTTATATTCATTCAGGACTTTGGTTTTATCCAAAAAACCTTGCTTAGCCAAATCAATATCAATGGTTAGCTTATTGATATTTTTTATAGCATTGGTATAGTCAGACGAAGCAAAAGCATTATTCATTTCGTCCTGTTTGAGTTTTAGCTCGGTAAGCTTTGCCTTAAACAGATCGAGTTTAGAGAGGTAGGCAATAATTGGCTCCGTAGCGAAACCGATAATGCCAGCCACGCCAATACCAGGTAATGCGTAGGCGATCTGTCGCAGGCTCGACCAGGCAGCCTTAAAATAATTTGTGCTTTTTACCGCGGACTCGCCTACCTGTTCAAATGTGCGGACGCCTACCTGTTCAACTTCTCTTAGTCCATCGGCAATCGGCCTCGTGTCTATTTGCGAAGTCACTAAGGTTTCAAGAACACGCCTTTTTTCAACAAGTGCAGCTTCAAGTCTGTTTATTTGGCTGACGTAGTTATTAACCGCTAACGGGTCGATTTTTAGCGCGTCGTCGGCTGCTTTTTTCAGCGTAGCCAAATCTGTCTCCATCTTGTTAATGGCATTGGTCAAAGTGGTCTGCGCCTGCTTTGATTGTTCCAATAACTCAGGATTATTAATAAGAAATTCTATATCTATTGGGCCTAATGCGTCTTCCATATTTAAAACCTTTAAATTCCTTTTAAAAATGCTCTGTATTCGATTATTTAAACTCGCCTGAGGGTTTACCCGTTATTTTAAGACAACAGGCAGACGGCGGTTCTTTTCGTAGAATTTCATTTGGTATAACTCCGGGAAGTCATTGCGGAGCGTAGATGTGCCGCCAGGGATTCCTGTCTATCTCGTCGAAGCTTAGATTTAAGTATCTTCCAAAATATCTTACCTTCTTTTGGTCGAGCAATTCAGGGTTTATAGGTAGGCTTAAAATAATGTTGCACACGTTGGTATGTTCACCTTGCATTATGGCAAGCTTGTTATATATAGCCTCCTGTTCTTTGTTGATCTTTCCGGTAGCAAGCGCAAGAACGATAAGAGAAGTGACATTGGTTAAAGCCTGCGCATTAAGCGTTGATCTTGTTGTGGACGTGGGAGTCGTAGAAAGATTGAGGTTTTTAACTGTCTGCGCGCTGAGGTTAATCTTTGAACCGTTAACATCATACAAGGCAATTGCCAAGGCTTCCGGGTTGCTGCCAATATCGCAGAGGCTAACTTCCTTAAGTACAGATTTTGTAACCGTTGGCTGTGTTTGGCCTGGCTTCATTAATTCCGGTGCGTCGCTCATCTCTATTGGCAAAAGGCCCGGACTTGCCATATTAATGATGCCGTTCTCGACCTTATTATAGATGGACATTGCGAAGTCGTCCTTTTCGTCAAAATTTGGAACTCCACTTATTTGATTATTAATGACTTTTAAATCAGTCATAATGCCCAAAGGCAGAACCGCATTTTTATCAGGCGAGTTTGCTCTTTGATGCATCCATAAAAGGATAGGGTTTTTTTGATACTGGCTAAGGTCTACGCCTGCCGTTAAAACACGAAAACCGAAGCTGTTAACCGCCTCGGTTGTAATCACAAAAGTTTTGCTGCTCTTTAGCATTTTGATGGGGTATTAAATAAGTTAAATTAATTAGGGAACGCCCTTCGGCTGAAAACTTGCTTTTTGTTGCCTGGCTTGGTTAGAGACAATCCTGGCAACAGTTTCAGGCGTTAGGGTATATGTATCAGCAAGACGATTATAAATTACATCGGGACGTATTAAGTCCTTATTAAACATCTTGTCAAAATCTTTATAGATTTTTTGGTTTCTTTTTTCTAATCGTTCTTTTCTGTTCATACAAACGTATTGGTTAAATTTTTAAGATTTAAATTGGATAGTAAAGACTGCGTTTTTGAAGGTGTTTAGACACATTTTTCCGTTATTTAGCTTGCAAAAAATGCATAGATAAGAATTAGGTTTTTTTATAATTACAGTTGTGATTTTGCAGATACCCCCGCTCGTTCAGATAGTGTAATTGATGCTACCGGGCTGCCTGCAATTCCCCAATAAATCAGATAGTGGGTAACAGTATTATTTAGTCGACGAAACGTAGGGGGTATCTGCAAATTTATCAATGAAGTAAAGTTGGATTTCATCTTCAAAAACGCGCCATGCGCTCTAAAAATGGGGTTTTTATACCTCGCCATCTTCCAAAATTCCTATAATTTCAGACAGGTAAAATAATTCCTTTTCAGATGCCTGTTCTCCTGTCCGATTGATAAGTCGCGTATAATTGAAATAAATACTGGTTAACACCTTCCGCAAATCGCCGGGCGTTGTTCCAATGCTTATAAACTCTTTAAATGCTTCAACCTTTGCCGCAACAGTTTCGGTAATATTTTGATTACTCATGGTTATATTATTTGTAGGTTCAACTCGGACAATAAGCTTTTAACTGCGCTTTCGGCTTTAGCCTCATTCGCTTTTCTATTCTTAGAAATTGATATATTTTTTAACATTGCCTCAAACTGCCTTTGAACCTTAACCAGTTCACTGTAATTCATTTCGTTAAGATGTTTCTTAACCGCGCCACGTTCTTTAATCCAAGCATTTAATTTGGCCGTGTTCATTCGTTTATCTGTTTCAGACTCGCCGTAAATAATCTCTGCTTTGTATGCTAATGAAAAGATAGCCCCTTTGATACGCTCATTGGGATTGTACCCCTCCAGGCTGCTGATTAACCGCCTTGCTTCATCAAGCGTTAAATCTTTAGCGCTGGTAGTGCGGCCCTCGGTAAGTTGGTAAATGATCTCTCTTTTATTATCAGTCAAATCCAACTGATTTAATAAGACATGTACTTTTGTTATCTGTGCTGGTGTGATTTTCATATTGCCCCCTGTCTATTTATTAAATTGATTTTTTAACTTGTTTTAAATAGTCTGCTACAGCCAAACTAATCTCGGTATCGTTGCCCTTTAAATAATACTTCAAATGATCTGCGATACCTACTGCGACCATTTTTAAAGGGTCAGGCGACTGCTTAAATTCTCGTGAAGTATGCCATCCATTTTCGTGAATCCATATAAACAGCTGTTCTTTGCTGACATTGATCTTTGCGGCGATATCACCAACAGACGAAGGTGTATTTATATAAAGATCGGCTGCACGTAATTGAAGTAAAGTTTCTATGTCAGGTCGGAGTTCATCCCACTTTCCTTCATTTTTCCATTTTTGGATGGTTGGCAGAGATATATTAAGTTCTTTATGTATTGCGTCAGCCGACTGGCAACCTTTAACATAGCGTACCTGGGCTTGCCATTTGATCGCTTCAAAGTCGCGTTCCCTATTGGGGTTTTGCCAACTATGCTTTTTTGCCCATCCGTAAATAGTTGAAACATTTAAGTCCAATTGTTCAGCTATATCTTTTACCGGTGTATCAGTATCACGATACAGCTTCTCTGCCTCTGTCTGTTTAGCTTGCTTCATAGGATTAATGGGCTTGTTGGTTCATTATTAGAAGGCTTTCGGCTCGTCTTAAGCCGCTGATATTGCCGTCTGCATCTTTGGTGATACATTGCCTTACCATTTCATCAAGATTACTTTTGTCGGCTATATTAGCCTCAATTACGACCCTAGTAATATTTTGGTAAAAGGCAATTTTCTCCTGTCGTCCGGTTGGAACGCAATAGCTGTATGTGCTGCTAAAACGGCTAAATAACTCTCTAAATCCAACGACCTTGTTTTTAATACCCTTCTCTATTTTAGCTTTCAAGCCATCGGCACCCATCATATACCACCCGCATGAACCTTCTGTAGCGTTCCACAACTCTTTTATTTCAAGTAAAGTGCTGTATTCAAGGTCTCCTGCTTCATCAATAATGATTATTGGCTTTGCCAGGACTTTCAGAACATATTTAATATTTTC